GTTCTCAAAAACAACAAAGGAACAGAAGACAACAGAGTCAGAAAACTCGACTACAGTATCCAAATAAGTAAGTTATTCTATGAAAGGTTTATCAGTAATGAAGACATCACATTGTTTTCTCCTCATGATGTTCCTGGGTTGTATGATGCTTTTGGAACTGACGACTTCGATGAGTTATATACACAATATGAATCCGATGAATCAATCCCAAGAACTACCATTGGTGGGCAAGAATTAATTCTTGAACTCTTGAAAGAAAGAGCAGAGACTGGTAGAATATACATTATGAACATAGATCATTGTAACTCTCATTCATCCTTCTTGGATAAAGTTGAGATGAGCAACCTATGCCAAGAGATTACTCTACCCACTAAACCTATTCAGCATATTGATGACAAAACTGGTGAAATTGCTCTCTGCATCCTTTCTGCTATTAATGTTGGTAAAATTAGGGATGCTTCGGATTTTGAAGTTCTTTGCGATCTTAGTGTTAGGAGCCTCGATGAACTTATTGATTTTCAGGGATACCCCGTCAATGCAGCAGAAATCGCTACAAGAGCACGTCGTTCGTTAGGGGTAGGATATATCGGTTTGGCACATTACCTCGCCAAGCAAGGCGTTAAATATGACGATCCAGAAGCATGGAAGATAGTACATGAATTAACTGAATCATTCCAGTATTATCTTATTAAGTCATCTGTTAATCTTGCAAAAGAAAAAGGTGCTTGTGAGTATTCTGATAGAACCAAATATGCTCAAGGAATCCTTCCTATTGATACATATAAGAAGGACGTAGATGAGATTGTTCCAAATGACTTACTACTTGATTGGGAGTCTTTACGGGCAGATGTACGGGAATATGGAATCAGGAACTCAACATTGTCGGCACAAATGCCATCGGAGAGCAGTTCCGTTGTGTCAAATGCAACCAATGGAATTGAACCTCCTAGAGGGTATTTGTCCATTAAGAAGAGTAAAAAAGGACCACTTAAACAGATAGTACCATCATACGGAACTCTTAAGAATAATTATACTCTTCTTTGGGATATGCCTAGTAATAAAGGGTATATTAATGTAGTGGCAGTGATGCAGAAATTCTTTGATCAAGCGATTAGTGGAAACTGGAGTTACAATCCACAGCATTATGATAATAATGAAGTACCTGTTTCGATAATGGCACAAGATCTTTTAACTACATATAAGTTAGGTTGGAAGACATCTTATTATCAGAATACCTATGATGTTAAAACTGATGAAGTTCAGGAACCAGCAAACCCTATTGGCTGGCATGATAATATAGAAGATGTTGGTATTCAGGGAAGAACAAAACCTGATTTGAATACTTTAGTTGATGAAATTATGAATTCTGAGGAGGAAACTTGTGAGTCCTGTGCAATCTGATTTGAATGGTATGACTGTCTTCAATACTGAAGAGGTTGATACTAAAAAGCAACCAATGTTTTTTGGTGCTCCATTAGGTGTTCAACGATATGATACCTATAAGTACCCTGCTTTTGAAAACTTAACTAAATCTCAGTTAGGATATTTCTGGAGACCTGAAGAAGTATCACTTCAGAAAGATAGAGGTGATTATCAACAGTTACGTCCAGAACAGAAACATATCTTTACTTCTAATTTAAAGTATCAGACTATGCTTGATAGTGTTCAGGGTAGAGCACCTGGTATGGCATTTGCTCCATACTGTTCTCTTCCTGAATTGGAAGGATGTATGAATGTATGGCAACTTATGGAGATGATCCATAGTAGATCATATACTTATATTGTTAAGAATGTATATTCAGATCCTGCTGAAGTATTTGATACTATTCTTAGAGATGATAAAATCTTAGAACGTGCTGCAAGTGTTACTAAAGCATATGATGACTTTATAAATTATGCACATGAATATGATCAGAGTAATGCTTGGAAACCTGATATGAGGAATCATCCTAATTCAGAATGGACAGTTAAAGATTTAAAAAGACATTTATACAGGGCAGTTGCTAATGTTAACATCCTTGAAGGTATTCGTTTCTATGTCAGTTTTGCTTGTTCTTTTGCTTTCGGTGAACTCAAACTTATGGAAGGAAGTGCAAAGATCATATCTCTTATTGCAAGAGACGAAAACCAACACCTTGCCATAACTCAGAATATATTGAACTATTGGAAGAAAGGTGATGATGCTGATATGGTTGAAATAGTCAAGGAAGAAGAACCTTGGTTGATTGAATCATTTAAAAAATGTGTTAATGAAGAAAAAGCATGGGCAGAATATCTTTTTAAAGATGGATCTATGATAGGATTGAATGATAAATTACTTCATCAGTATGTTGAGTGGATTGCTAATCGTAGAATAAAGGCACTAGGAATCAAACCAATCTATGACATACCTGCAAAAAATAATCCACTTCCTTGGACAGAGCATTGGATTTCTTCAAAAGGACTCCAAGTTGCACCACAAGAAACAGAAGTCGAATCCTATATTGTCGGAGGAATCAAACAGGACGTTACCAAGGACTCCTTCTCAGGATTTAAATTATAGTTTAGAGGATTGTATTAATGCATACAAAGAAGATCCCTGTGAAAACTGGGATGACTATGCAGGTGGATAGTAAATTTATCTTTGATGTTGATGGGACTTTAACCCCCAGTAGAAAGAAAATGGAGCATGAATTCTGGGCTCCTTTTCTTATATTTTGTAGAGAACATGATGTTTATCTTGTTACTGGAAGTGATAGAGAGAAGACTATAGAACAAGTAGGATTGGATATATTCTATACAGCAAAACGAGTATATAATTGTTCTGGTTCTGATGTATATGAGAAAGATAAAAATGTTTATAGGGATAATTGGGAGTTACCTAAAGATGTAGAGATGCATCTGGAAGATGAATTAGTATTCAGTGATTTTCCTTTACGTAATGGAAATCATATTGAGAGAAGACCTGGTGGAGTTAATTTTAGTATTTTGGGTAGAGATCCTAATCCAATGAAAGGTAGAAAGGAATATATTAGTTGGGATAAGATACATGGTGAAAGGGAATATATTGCTAGAAGACTTTTGTATAATTTTTCAGATTTAACTGTATCACTTGGAGGACAGACTGGTATTGATATTGGACCTAAAGGTGCAGATAAGAGTCAGATTTTAAGAGATTTTAGTAAGGATGATGACATACATTTCTTTGGAGATATGATGAAAGAAGGGCAGAATGATTATCCATTAGCAATGGCAATACTTAATAATATGATGGGAACAGTTTATAATGTTGATAGCTGGAAGGAAACAATGTCTATACTAAATAAGATTTAGCAAATTAAAAACTATGAAATGGAATCGACTGGTGAGGGACATTATGAAAACCCCTGGACCTATCAAGGTTCAACTTTTACTTCTGACGACATTAACGATTTCTTCGGTTACGTCTACTGCATTACAAATTTGCAATCGGGCAAGAAGTACATCGGACGTAAATACTTTACCCAACGTAGAAAGCCTAGAGGTGGCAAAAGACGGGTTACGTCTGAGAGTGACTGGAAAAAGTACTACGGAAGTTCTCCAGAGCTTAAAGCAGACGTTAAGGATTTTGGAAAACTCAACTTTAAACGAGAAATAATTAGTCTTCATAAAACTCTTGGTAAAGTAAATTATGAAGAGACTAGACAATTATTTTTAAATAATGTACTAACTGAATCTCTTGACAATGGAGAACCTGCATATTATAATAGCAATATTCTTGGCAGGTACATGAAAAAAGATTATGGCAACTTTGGACTCAACAGTTAGATTAGCACATGATTGGGCACTTGATAGAATAAATTCAATGTCAAAAGATGTTGAGAGCATTCAAGATGCTTATTCAATTCTTCGTGAGTTTGAAGAATGGATAGAACCAGATACTGAATCACATGAAATTTTTTCACTAGAATATATTGGAGAAGATAGTGAGTATCACTCGAACTGGTAAAGATAGACCTAAAAAAGAAAACTGTCGTAAGATACTTTCTAATTATGGTTACACAGGTTCTTTAGTTGAAGAATGTATAGAAGAGTGGTGTAAAAAACAATATACCACAGCAGGGCTTGTCAAATACTATGAAGCATACTATAATGGAAAACATGACAATACATAGAATTAGGTTATCTAAAATGCAAAAAGTTATCAATGTACTTGCTATTGCGTCTGCTGTTGTATCTGTTGCCGTTGTTGGCACTGGTGCTTACGTTTACGTTAATAAAGACGCAATAATCGAAAGTGTTACTGAGAAAGCACTAGGTTCTCTTGGAGGATTTGGTGGTGGTGCTGTAGGTGGTGATTTACCTATAGGAACTCCTGATCTCGTACCTTCTACCCCACAAGCTGGTTTACCAGATTTCTAAATGAAAAGACTTATTCGTAAGTATCTAAAGTTAATTAATAAAATAGATGAGAGGCATTATTGGCCTCTCTTTATTTTTTTATCATTATATTTTGTTATACCTTATAGTGAATTTGTAATCACTGCACTTATTATTTGGTATTTTAACGGAGGAGAGAAACTCCTTCGTAGATGTTACGATATAGTTACTAGAAGACTTCCTCAATGGATAACCGTTGGTAGTTCTGTTATCTTCTTTCTTGTTATGTTAGATGATACACTTATGTACCTTACTGTTATCGGAATTGCTTATTGGAGTAATAGGCAAGCAAAGAAATTAAAAGAAAAGAGTGATTGAATTATGAATTACTACGCATTATTAAGCGTTTCAAATAAAGACGGAATTGTTGATTTTGGAGAAGGATTAGTTCGTGCTGGATATCAACTTATATCTAGTGGTGGAACACATGCTGCTCTTCAGGCAGAAGGAATACCTGTAATGAAGGTATCTGAATATACTGGTTCACCAGAGATTTTGAATGGAAGAGTAAAGACATTGCATCCAAAGATTCATGGTGGTATTCTTGCACAGCGTGGTAATCCTAAGCATGATATAGATCGTAAAGCAAATGATATTGGGTTGATTGATATTGTTGCAGTAAATTTATATCCATTTAAAGAGACAGTTGCTAAACCAGATGTAACTCTTGAAGATGCGATTGAGAATATTGATATTGGTGGTCCTAGTATGGTGAGATCAGCAGCAAAGAATTATAAGGATGTTGCTGTATTAACTAATCCAAATCAGTACGGAATTTATCTTGATGCACTAAAAGGTAATATATCCTCTGTTACTGTTGAGGAATTAAGAAAGCAATTTATGTTAGAAGCATTTAGACATACTGCTGCATATGATGCTGCTATTAGTTCTTGGATGGAAAATAATAATGGACTATAAAACTTCTGGTGTAGATATTGAAGCAGGAAGATCTTTTGTTGATACAATAAAAGATACCGTTAAATCCACTCACGCTCCAGAAGTGTTGGGTGGATTCGGTGGTTTTAATGGAATGATGAAAATTCCTGCAGGATATGAGAATCCTATATTAGTTTCTGGTACTGATGGAGTAGGAACTAAAGTTCATGTTGCTGAATTGAATGCAACTGGTGATCCATCAGTAATGCGTGGTATAGGAATTGATCTTGTTGCCATGTGTGTGAATGATGTGATTACCTGTGGTGCAAAACCATTATATTTCTTAGATTACATTTGCACATCAGATATAAAATTGCATGGAGAGTTAGTAACAGAATTAGTTAATGGTATAGCAGAAGGATGTAAACAATCAGGTTGCTCTTTATTAGGTGGAGAAACAGCAGAGCATCCAAGAAGGATGAGTATGGTAGATCCGATTAAAGATCTTGCAGGATTCTGTACTGGTATTGTAGAGCAGAGTGAGATTATAGATGGTAGTCTAATACGTGAGAGTGATGTTGTTATTGGTATAGAAAGTAGTGGAGTCCATAGTAATGGATTTAGTTTGATTAGAGATATGTTGTGGAGGCATAAGATATTTCTTAAAGAGATGCCAGAACTTCTTAATCCCACAATCATCTATGCTCCATTGGTTGTAGATTTAATAAAAGAGTTTCCTATTATGGGAATGGCAAATATAACTGGTGGTGGTATTCCAGAGAATCTTCCTAGATGTATTCCTGATGGATTAAAGGCAAGAGTTGATTATAACTCTTGGAAGATGCCAGAATTGTTTAGTAAGATTATGCTTGCTGGTGAGATTCCTGAAGAGGAAATGAAGAATGTATTTAATCTTGGTATTGGATATTGTGTAGTAGTTCCTGCTAATATAGCAACAGATGTTCAGTTAAGAATAGAAGGACATGGTTTAAAATCTTGGGTTATAGGAGATATTGTGTCTATATAAACTTAGAGACATTCTATTTTTATGCCTGAAGAAGTAAAAGAAGAAGAGAAGGTAGATTTACCAGAAGCTTCTGAAGAAGTTAAAGAAGAAGAGAAGAAGGAAGAAAAACCTAAAGGTATGTTAGGAAAGATGGCAGATGCTATTGTTCCTGATCATGATGAGCAGATGGCAATCATTAGTACATTTGTTCGCCTTGGTATTTTGGTATGGTCGGGGGGAATACTGACCCTTAATTACGTTGCCATTCCAAACTTCCCACAGAAGAATATAGATCCAACTTTCATAGCTTCGGTGTTTACAGGAGTATTAGCAACCTTCGGAGTTCAGACTGCTAAGAATAAAGGTAATGGTAATGGTAACTCGTCTACTCCTCCAGTTACTGCAAAGGATATGGAGAAGTTAATTGAGAAGGCATCTCAGACTGGTCCTACTCAAACAATTAGAATTGAGCAAGCACCTCTTAA